CAATGTTATATCTAGTGGCACTGACCATCAGTTCAATCTACCCACAGCATCAGCACTAACAAGGGGAGCATTGAGTACTACTGATTGGACCACCTTCAACGATAAGCAGACAGCTCTAGTATCGGGAACAAATATCAAGACAATTAATGGCGGATCAATACTAAGTAGTGGTAATATATTATTACAAACTATACTGATTAGTGGGACTAATATTAAGACTGTTAATGGCACATCTTTAATGGGTAGTGGGAACATTAACACCAACCCAAGGACACTAACCAGTATGAACGGGACAAATCTAACAGGCACAGCCAATCAGATAAGCGCATCATATATGATACCTGCAAACACATTGGTAACTAACAACACCATTGATATCAGGAGCTTGTTGACCAAATCAGCAGGTAGTACTACATCTACAGCTAGGATGTACATTAACACTACCAATAGCTTAACAGGGGCCACATTAATAGGTACAGCAGGGGCGATGAACGCTGCTACATATATACAGAAGTTTTGGAGAAGTTTTTTCTATGATGGTACAAATCTATGCGTCTATAACCCTGCCAATGGTATCAGCTCAGATATCACATCAGGCACACTTACATCGGTGCCGTTTAACCGAACCATTAATAATTATCTTATTTTTGCCGTTCAAAACGGTACAACTACACCCGATGACTTGGGACACAAGAGAGTAATAGTAATGCTGTATGATTAGTACATTCACATATAATGGTATTGAGTACACAATCACTGGACCTATTGAGGTGATAGGTGATGCTCAGATTCATGTTGAAACAGACAAGGGTATCATTCTAGTTGATGATACGATGGAGGTATATAAGTACCTAATACAAAATTAAATAGTCATATTTTTCATATCTTTGTTGTTATGAAATATGCATCTGTATTACTCTTATCAATTCTTATATTTTCATGCTCTCTTGAAAGAAGATTAGCAAAGTACTGTCCTCTGTGCACACAGAAAGATAGCGTTGTTACGGTTACACAATACAGAGACACTACAATCAAAATTCCTGGAGAAACAGTATTTATTGAGGACACACTTTTTTGTGACTCTTTGGGTAATGTGTACGCATCTAGATTAGCAGAACGAGATGGAACCATACTTAAGCTTGAAACTAGAATTAGAAACAATAAGTACAAGGTAATTGCAAGGACGGATACAATATACAAGACTGTAGAAGGGAACACTATATACAAGACAAAAATCGTAACTAAAACTCAAAAGCCAGAACGAATTAAATACATACCGTGGTGGGTAAACTTCTTTGCTGTATTGGGGGGAATTTTATTCATCATTATACTAATATATGTCACAATAAAGATTATTAAAAAAAGCATCATACCTATTTCATGAAAACAAAAATAACACTCGTAGCATTGACAATCTCATCATTTTTTGCACCAATAGAGCTAATGGCTCTTGTTTTAATGTTTATAATATTTATAGACACCGTAGTTAAGCTCATATCCCTTAGAAAGATTGCCAGGGAATCAAAAAGGAATTACAGGGATGTTTTTAAGTCTAGAATACTAAGATGCGGATACATATATAAGGCGCTTGGATATTATATTACAGCTGGGGTTATATTCCCACTGGACTATTATGCACTTACCCCGTTTATTAATGGGATGTTAAAGTTCTTAAATTTTGACTTTATGATTAGTGTTCCAGCTATTCTAACCAACATATTGTTAGGTATATTTTCAATCATTGAGCTTTCTTCTATAAATGAAAACTGGTTCGACATCACTGGAAATAATGTCTTAAGAAAAACGTGTGACACTGTTAAGAAATTAAGAAGTGGACTAAAAGAGGTATCAGATACTTACAAAGACATAAGAAACTAATATGAAACTAGACATAAGCAAAATTGTACAGGCAAGATTAGACAGTGATCAATTCTTTGCCGAGGAGTCTAAGAAAACGCAGATATATTTACACCATACAGCAGGGGGCGGTAACGCTGTAGCTGTTTCCAAATTCTGGAACAGTAACGATAGTAGAATAGCCACCGCATTTGTTATCGGAGAGAAAGGGACAATAGTTCAGTGCTTCTCGTCCAAACACTGGGCCTGGCATTTAGGTATAGACCTAGAGGATTTCTCAAAAAACGGGGCAAAGTATCAGAACTTAAACAAGCTATCTGTTGGGATTGAGGTGTGCAACTGGGGTCCGTTAAAACTTAAGAACGGTAAGTTCTATAACTACGTTAATGGAGATGTCGATCCGTCTATGGTTACCCAATTAGACAAGCAATACAAGGGGCACGTTTTGTGGTACAAGTATACGGACGAACAAATCGAGAGTACCCGACAACTTGTAGAGTACCTATGTGAGACTTACGATATACCAAAAGATTATAGATCTGAAATCTGGGACATTGATAAGGAAGCATTTAAGGGAACCCCTGGGATTTATACACACAACTCAGTTAGAAAAGACAAGAGCGACATTTATCCTGATTCTAGAATGATTGATATGTTAAAAAAATTATGAGATTTAGAAGTCATTGGTCAAAACAAACATGGGGTCACGTTATGATCAAGCTCATACTTGGGCCAATAAGGGTATTTGCCATTGATATCGATGTGTACAGAAATTTTTATTCGATTACTTTTCTTAACTTTACACTTAGAAACAGATGAGCAAAAAATCATTAGAAGTAAAAAAATTCGAGAAAAAGTGTGTGTCTAGGCCAGGTGTTCATTCTAAGACTAAAACATCTGTTTTAAAGGCATCAAAGAATTATAAGAAAAAATATAAAGGACAAGGAAAATGAAAGCAGGAAACTATCAAACTAACTCACCAAGCGTTAATGACTTGTTGTTTGGGACTCAAAGCTCAACTGGCAATACTGTAAATTTTAAGGTTCAAGACGTTGTTAACCTAACACAAGCTCCGTCTGTTGTATCTACAAACGTATTAACCGCAGTAACTATTTCAAACATTAACACATACTTTACTGGAACCGCTGGGGCTCAATTTGATATTACAATGCCAACAGCTAGTTCAAATATTGATGGATTGAAGTACGTTATTATGTCGACAACCCCAAGAGCAGCAACAACATGGATTACCCCAGGTGCGTCAATTGTAGGTGCTCCAGCTACATTAACTGCAGATACCCCAATTTGTTTCCAATACAACAACAGCAACACTACCTGGTATATATCTATGTAACAAATTTTGCTTATATTTGTGACATAATTTTAAATTTAATAAAATGGCAAAAGAAAACAAAATCACTCAAGAAGAGTTAGATAAGCTAAGATCTTTAAATCAAACTTACAGAGATCTTAAATTCCAAATCGCTGATATCGAAGTATCATTTGAAAGAATGAAAAGTCAAAAGATGTCGTCATTGGCCAATCTAGAAACATCTGCATTTGATCTGTCACAGTTTCAAGATGAGCTAATATCTAAGTACGGAGATATTAAAATTAATCTTCAGACAGGTGAATATAATTAGAAAAATATCTGTAGGACCAGACTACATGAAGTCCATGCACTACGTTGTTGGTCAGGATGTTCTTAGGGGAAATGGCACCATCGATACAATTTTAATGGAGGACGATCTATCTATATCTATATATATTTTAAATCAGTCAAAGGAAATTGTTAAGTGGAAAAGCTTTTCGTATTCAATGCCAATATCTATTGAGTATAATATAGATTTCTAATGAAATCTCCGCATCACTTTATAGTAACGCCTAACGATAGTAGACGTTACGATAATATACGTAAGTATGGTGACGTTGACTTTATTATAAGTTCATCTCAAGAAGACCACACTGTATCTAACAGATTGGCCATAGTTGTATCTGTACCTATTAACTATGACGGCCCAATAAAGAGTGGCGATCACGTGATAGTTCACCACAATGTGTTTAAGTTCTACTACGACATGAAGGGCAACCAGAAGAGTAGCTGGCACCATTTATTTGACAATTACTTTATAATTGAACCAGATCAGTTATACCTATACAAAGACCCAAACGGTGATTGGATGGCACCGTATCCGTATTGTTTTGTGAGACCAATAGACAATCAAGACAAGATAATCTCAAGCGCTGGATCGAGGGAGCAATTATGGGGGGAGCTTGTTTATTTTAACGACATGCTAAAAGATGTTGAGGCTGGAGATACGATATCTTTTTCGCCAGACAGTGAGTACGAGTTTAGGGTAGACGGAGAGATTCTTTACAGGATGTACAACAAGAACATATGTCTAAAAAAATAGAGTTAATACAAGCGGCAAAGGTAGCTGTAGATGAGCTAATTAAGGTTCTTCGTGAGCCAATTATAACTCACGCAGAGGACGATATATCTGCCGATAAGCTAAAGAATGCTGCATCGGCAAAGAGGCTTGCCTTTGAGGATGCTCTGTACATGTTGGGCAAAATTGATGAGGAGGAAAATAGAGATGTGCAGCAACCTGTTGCACAAATTGATTTTGGTAAGCATGGATTTGCTGAGGGTAAGGCGAAAATAAAAAATGGAAAATAATCTATATACTGTTCTTGAAGACTACGTAAATA